GGCACGGGGCCTGCGCGTGCGGGGCCGCGTCGAGGCCGTAGGCGATGCGCCTGCCGACCGATGTCGTGTAGGGCGCCGACCCGGCGATGAGCGCGAGCCGGGTGGCGACCGCGGCGCGGATGGCGGCGAGCGTGGTCACGGCAGGCCCTCCAGCGCCGAGGATAGCACGTCGGCGAGGGCGGCGGGCACCCGGCGGGCCTCGGAGTCGAAGGCGTCCCGGAGGTACCACTTGGCGCGGATGGTGGTCTGCTTCACCAGCCACCACCGCACAGGGCCCAGATTGCCCCTCTGGCGGGCCCTCGGCCGCGGGCGCCTCTCTACACGGGCGACCCGCTGCCGACGCGCTGGCGGGGCCTTCGTGGCCTTGCGGCGGGGCACTTCGACGAGCGCCGCGAGGTCGGGACGCAGAGGCACGAAGCGGAGCGGCCGGGGGAAGTCGCGGGGGGTCTTGTACTGGCTCACGCCGTCCTTGGTCTTCACCGAGTCCGTGGGGATGGCGAGCCACCGCCGCCGCACCGGCCGCACGGTCCCGCCGCGCTCCTGAATGCCGGCGTAGACCACCTCGGCGCCGGCGAGCGTCACACCCCCAGCGGCGACGCCCACCTCGATGTCGGCGCCCTGACGGAGCGGCCCGATGCCACCGCGGGGGGCGCCCTCTGCGCGCACGAAGCCCGCAATCGACCGCCGGAGCAGGCCGCTCCGCGTCTTCATGCGCGCCTTCGCGTTGTCCTTGGCGCCCGCCTCCATCTGCTTCGCCACCGTGTCCAGACGGCGCCGCAGCTCCGCCCGCATGGCCCCGCCGGCCGCGAGCTGCAGCCGGTCGGCCAGCTGCCGGACGTTCACGGCGCGACCAGCCGGTGGGCTTGTGCGAGGCTGCGCACCTCGGGCAGCAGGTCCAGCGCCGTCAGGTCCACCCGGCTCTGGCCGTCGTCGATGGTCAGCCGGCCGGCCGTGCGGGTGTGCGCCAGCCAGTGGCCCACCTGCATCACGATGGCCTGAGCCAGCGACCCGGGCAGCGTGGCCCAGCCCGCCGAGACGGTCACCTTGTTGGCCCGGAGCGCCGTGCTCCAGCCCGTGCCCGCCGAGTCGCGGAGCACGATGGCCCCGAGCACCGTGTCGAGGTCCCGGTCCCCACTCGCCACGGCCGTGGCCGCGCCGTAGGACCGCTCCGGGTCGATGTAGACCGAGGTGACCGAGATGACCGGGCGCACGGGGAGGAGCATGACCAGCGGGTCGCTGGGGTCGATGCCGAGCACGCCGGGGAACAGCGTGTAGGTGGCGGCCCCGAGGGTCCGTGTGCCCGCGTCGGGCACTGGGAAGCGCATCCACTCGGCGAGCGCCGCGTCTGCCCGGTCGATGAGCGTGCCAATGAGGGTGTCGTCGCCCGAGACGGCACCCGTAAGCTGCGCCCGCACGGTCGCCGCTGAGATCACCGGCATGGGGCCCCCGTGGCGAGCATCACGAGCGCCCGGTGGCGCTCTTCCAGCGCGTGCCGCACCTCCGCCGAGAGGCCAGGGTGCGGCGCAGAGAGCAGCGCCCCAAGCGCCCCGTCAAGGGCCCCCGCGGCGATGCGCCGGCAGACCTCGGACGGGTCGCCGGCCACAGACGGCAGAGCCCCCGCCACCGGCGAGCGCATGGCCCGGTCGATGACGGGGGCGGCGAGCATCAGGCGCGGACCGCTTCGATGAGGACGGTGACGGTGCCGGTCAGCGCGAGACCGCTGCCGGACTTCGTCACGGCCACGTTGATGTGGGAGGCCCCCGCGGTGTGCGGGTACGCCTCCTCGTTGCTCAGCGTGAAGGCCAGCCCGGTGCCGGCGGTCAGGTTGCCGCTGCCGCCGCTGCCGGTGGTCTGCGTGGTGAACGAGCCCAGCGACTGCGACCCGACCTTGACGGCGCAGGTGGCATAGTCGGTGTCCGACGCGGTGCGGCTGGTGTCGGGCACGAAGGTGGCGCCCACCACGGCGTACTTGGCGAAGGCGCCCACGGGCATCATCGCGTACACCGTCTCGGCGGTGCCGGCGGTGCTCTGGTCGAGCGGGAAGATCAGGGTCATGAACATCGGGTGCTCCGGGCCTCAGAGGTTGTAGAGGTAGCGGACCGTCTTCTGGCCCGACTTGCCGAGGTTCTGGTAGGTGCGGCGGTTGCGGGCCCTCAGGTAGCTGCCGCCGACGGTGATGTCCCGCTGGAGGTCCACCGAGGTCCCGACGCGCACGAAGCGGCGGTAGAGGCGCCGGTTGAAGAGCAGGGCGCCCGTCTTCGTGGTGGTCGCGCCGTCGTAGAGCCCGGAGGCGTTCAGGTCCGCGGTCATGGCGTCGGAGACGATGACCGGGACGCCGTAGATGCTGGCGACCTCGCCGCGCACGATGGGGCCGTTGCTACCGTAGTCGCTCGCCGAGACGATGCCGGTCATGCTCACCAGCTTCGTGAGGTAGCCCTGCCAGCTGGTGACCATGACCACGTCGCCGCGGCCGCCGCGGGGGCCCTGCAGGCTGGCGATGTCGCTGGCGAGGGTGGTGGTCGAGAAGGTCGACCGGTCCACGCCGTGCGACTGGTCCAGCGACAGGGCGCGCAGGCCGAGCCAAGACTTGAGGTAGTGGTCGGCCGAGGCGGCCACGGAGCCGAACATGCCCGCGGGGTCCCAGGAGGCGAGGGCGTCCTGGTGGGTGGCCGCCGTGTCCCCGTTGATCACGCACAGGCGCTCGCCGATCGCCATCGACCGCGTCATGGAGTCGCGGATGAAGGGGATGGCCGGGACGATGCTGTCCTCGGAGGCGTCCTCGTGCAGGAAGACCATCACGGCCAGACCGCTGGCGGTGATCGTGAGCTTGTCGGTGCCGACGCTGGACTTGTTGAAGGCGGCCGGGTTGTCCCCGGTCTGGCCGACGAGCTTGTAGGGCACGGGGTAGGCCGTGCCGAGGGGCAGCTCGACGCTGTTGGAGGTGATGTTGGTCTCCTCAAACAGGCTCAGGAGGCCGTCGGGGTCGTACTCCTCGACCTGCCACAGCGGGGTGGCGAGCAGCGGGGTCGGGATGAAGTCGCCGCCGGTGCCGGCCCCGGTGTCGAACGCCTTGCGGATGCCCTCGGGGGCGCGGCGCCAGACGGCCTGGATGGCCTCGTAGGTGGGGCGGCACCCACCCTTCATGATGTCCTCGGACGCGAGCGCGGCCGCGCCGTGGATGGCGGTGATGGCGATGGTGTGGTCTTCCACCGCCTTCTGCATGTCGGCCTGCCAGCCGTGGATCGGCTTGCTGTCGAGCAGGCCGGGGAGGCTGCGGGCGCGCACGCGGGAGTCAGCCTTGTCGTAGGACCGGGCCACGATGCGGCCGTCGACGACGAAGGCGGCGAGGTCGCGGTCGGACCCGGACAGGTCGGGCGCGGCGGCCTTCTGCGCGGCGACGGTCGAGAGCGCCTGCTGCGCGGACTTGAGGTCCGCGGCCATGCGCTCGATGGTGACGGCCTTCTCCGCGTCGGACTTCTCCAGCGCGGCCAGCTTCTTGCCCTGGGCCGTGGCCCACGCGGCGAGCTCTTCCTCAGACCCGAAACGGGTCACGTCAGCGGCCATAGCGGCCTCCTGGGGTGTGGCCCGTCGGGGGCCGGGTGAACAGGTGCGCCAGCGGGTGGGCGGCCGTCTCGGCGACGGCGGCGCGGATGGTCTGCGCCGGCGAGAGGGGGAGGGCGCGCTGAGTCTCGGCCAGCGCGTCGGGGTGCATCGGCATCGGCGTCAGGCTGCACTCCATGAGCACCGGGCCCATGTAGACCATGCCGCCGCCGCGCTCATCGTAGAGGTCGGTGCCCTTGAGGTCGGCCGACCCGCGCCACAGCACGTTGCCGGGGCGGAACCCGACCGAGACGGTGCGCAGGGTGCCGGCCCGGAGCTGCGCGTCCACGGTCATGGAGAGCGGGTACGACTCGACGGGCCGCGGCTCCAGCGTGCCCCGCAGGGCGCCGTCGCGCACGGCCACGTCGCGCCAGACGCCAACGGCGGGCTCGTCGTAGCGGTGCGCCCAGAGGGCGACCGGGTTGCGCGTGAACTCGTCCAGCACCCAGTCCTGCTGCACGATGTCGCGGGCCCGGTCCGGGGTGGCCGACGACATCACGAAGCCATAGCCGGGCTTGTCGTCGTCGTCGTCGCCCTCGCCGTCCATGCGGGCGACCTGCACGAACGCCCGCCCAAGCAGCCGGTGGTCAGGGATGCCCAGCGCGTCGCCGATGGTGTGCAGCGTGGCCCAGTCGGCGCCGCGGGTCAGCACCTCGGGGATGTCCCGCTCGGACACCCGAGCGGCCTCGGCCATCGCGCCGAGAGCGCGGGCGGACCCGTGGGCGAGCTGCCGCAGCACGAGGCCGGGGGGCGCTGAGACGGCGGCGAAGGTGGTCATTCGGGGGGCCTCCGCACGCGCGGGACGAGGGTGCACCGGCAGTTGATCGACAACCCGGGCTGCGTGAAGAGCGCAGGACCGGGGGCCGTGGCGCCCACATAGCGCGGCTCCACGTCTGCGCCTATCGGTACCACGAAGAGCCCCCCGGGCGCAACCCGCTGCCCATCCAGCGCGCGGTGCTCGGGGCGCTCCCCGAAGCCGGCGCTCGACCACTCGACCTCGAAGTCCACCCCGTCGGCCACGGCCTGCTGATAGGCCGCCAGCTGCCCCTCCGTCTGCGCGCGGGCCGACTCTGTGCGGCCGATGCGGAGGGCGCGCATCGGGCTGAAGCCCTGGTCAGCCTGGAGCGCGGCCTGGATATCGTTCACCGACGCCCCGGCCTCGATGCCCTCGGAGACGACGATGCCGACGCGCTCCCGGGTGTAGTCGGACACCTCGACCACCATCCGGCCCAGCTGCAGGTCAGCCGCCTGGACCACGGTCAGCGCGTCGTAGAGGGCCGCCCTGCCGAGAGCGGCAAGCTCCCGCCGCAGGGCCTCGCGGATGGCCGCCTCAAGCACCTCGCGGCCGAAGTCCTCCAGTAGCCGGGCCACTTCTTCGGGGCCGGCAAGGATGCGCTCAAGGTCTCCCGCCGTGAGCATCCGCTGCACCGACCGCTCGGCCGGCAGGGTGTCGGCGATGCGGCGCTGGTACCTCCGCAGTTGCTCGCCCAGGAGGCGCCGCCACTCGCGGGCCAGCGCCCGGGCGTGCCTGTCGAGAGCGCGACGCCGGACGGCGGCCCCGTCAGCCATCGGGGAAGAGCTCGTCATCGCGCCGGAGCCGGCGGGCCCACGCGGCGCCCGAGTCCCCGCCCCACAGCAGCCACGCGACGTAGAAGGGGCTCGGGTCCGTCGTAGACCCCCACCCCGGCTGGCGGCGGGCCTCCGTGGCGAGCGTGCCCCCGAAGCGCGCGAACCACCTCACCAGCTTGCGGGCCAAGTCGTCCCCGATGGACCCCGAGGCCAGCGCCGAGGCCGTCCGCGCGCCCTCAGCGGTCCCACCGCGGTGCCCGGCCCGCCGGAGGTGCAGCCCCCGCCGGGCGGCCTTGCGGGCCCCCTGGGGCACGTCCCACGGCATCAGGTGCCCTCGCCGTCGAGAGCGTCGAGCACCATCCGGGCGAGGTCCTGCGCCTCCGTCAGCGCGTCGAGCTCGTCGGGGTCGTCAGGGTCGGCGGCAGAGATGACGGCGCGGGCCTGCGCGATCAGGTCTGCCGCGTCGTCAGGGGAGAGAGGGGCCCCGCCCGGGTCGTCCGCTGGAGCACCCGGCGCGGGCGGGGCCGCTGAGTCGGTAGAGAGGTCGGGGGCGTCGGCGAAGCCCTCGTATGCGGCCGCGTCGTCGGGGTCGGCCCCGAGGCTGACCCACTGCGCCACGTTGGCGATGCGCTCCACCCTGTCGGGCTGGAGCTCCGGCACCCCGCCAAAGTCATGCGCGAGGCGGACGGCCGGGGACTCCCCGAGCATGGCGGGGAGGCGGCTCAGGCCGTCGTCGACGAGACGGCAGAGGTCGCGGACGTGGCCCCAGAAGAGTTGCGCCTCCTGGTACGCCGTCGCGTAGTTGGCCCCGGGCAGGCCCATCACGGTCGGGGGCACAGAGGTCACCGCCATCACCTGCTCACGCACGAACGTCCGCTGCGCGGGCAGGTCCTGTTCCCGGGGCGCCCACCCGATGGGCTTGAGCTCGGCGTCACCAGAGAGCGTGAGCACCCCGCCGTCGTTGGCCTTCATCATCGCCCTGACGGCGATGTCCGCGGCGCGACGCTGCACCTCGTCCCACCCCATGTCGCCCTTGGGCGCAAGGACCGCGGCCGGCCTGCCCGTGGCCCCGTTGCGACGCGCGCGCTCCGCAAGGGCCTCGTCAGCCAGAAGGTCGCGCCGCAGCACCTCGACGTACCCGGTGCCCCACAGCCCGTACACGCCATCCTCGGCGGTGGGCATGGCGATGTGGATGACGTCGGCCGGGTCGTAGTACGTCTCCTCCCCGCTCGGGCCGATGAGGTAGGCCCGGGGCTCCCCGGTGGAGCCGGGCTCGATGCGCACGCGGCCCGGGTGGACCCGGCGCATGGTCGCGGCCCCGCCGGGGGCCCGGAGCACGATGCAGACGGCGTTCCCCGACGCCTGCAGGTCAAGCATGAGTTGACGGCGGAGCCGCAGCCCCGTCACGCCCGGCGACGGCTGGCGCAAGAGCTCCAGCGCGACGGACGGAACCCGGGTCGTCTCGGCGCCCTCGGGGGTCTGCCGGTCGCGCAGGGCGACGACGGGCAGGGACGCGGCCGCGTCGGACACCTTGAGGAGCGCCGCCCAGAGGAACGGGTTCGACTTGGCGCCCGCGAGGGACTGCAGCGGCGAGTACAGCGGCGGCGTCGCCGTGCCCGCCACCCAGTCCGAGCCCGCGACGTACCGCCGCTCGTCGGGCTCGGCGATGGGCAGCGGCCCCGTGGACCGCTCGATGACGAGAGGCGCCTCAGCGGCGGTCAGCCACTGCCACGCGCGGGTCAGCAGGGAGGGGGACGGGTCGGGCATGGGCGCACCGTACCACGGGCGCCGAGAGGCGTCACCCCGAGCGCGCGGCCATCAGGGCATACCGCAGCGCGTCCCATGCGTGGTCAGCGCCCTCGGTCTGCATCTGCTGCCGCGCGGTCCCGGTCGGGTCGTCACGGCGCCACCGAAGGCCCTCAAGCTCCTCAATGAGCGGGCGCAGGCCCGGGACATCGTGGATCACGAGGCCCACCCGGCCGTCGGCGTCGGCCTGCAGGAGCTCTTCGATGGCGAGGTACCCGGCGGCGCGGTCTTTGGTCGCGGGCACAGTCGGGAGAGCCATCGCGTGGAACTCCTTCCTCTGGTCCAGGCCGGCGCTGTCGGCCACCCGGCGCCGCGGGTACGGCTCGGAGCGCCCGGGGTGCGCTTCACGGCAGACGGGGCACCCCTCGATGAGCCGCACGGCGTTGGCCTCGCCGCGGGGGTCCTGCTCGGCCCAGCACGCCGGGCACGCCTCGGCCCGGTGGATGGCCTTCGCGTGCTCGGTGAGGCTGCACCCGGCCTCGTACCGGCCCCGGTAGACGTGAAGGACCTCCCCGACCCGGGCCAGCCAGAGCGCCGCGAAGGGGTCGCGGACGCCCCAGTCAATCGCCATCCAGCGCGGGGCCTCGGGGGGGATGGGCGCGGGCGGGATGACGTGCCGCAGCCGGTCGAAGCCGGGGTGCACAAGGCCCTCCAGCGCGACCACGTCGCCCATGCGGCGCATCCGCTGCAGCGTCGGCGACAGGCCCCTCAGCATCCGGTCGATGCTGTCTCGGCGGACGTGCGGGTTGTCGAGGCTGTCCAGCCGGCAGACCAGCGGCGGCGGCCGGGGCGTCTCGGGCCGCATCAGCCCGGTCAGGAGCGGCGTCCACCCGCGGGTCGGGGTGGCCGTCAGGAGCTGCCAGCCCGCGCAGTCCGCGACGCGCCAGCCGGCCTCCTGCCAGACCTCCCAGTCGGCGTGGTCCTCATCGTGGTGCACGAGGCCCGCGCTCACGCCCTGGAACGCCTTGGCGCCCCGCTCGGCGCTCAGGAAGTTGCATGTCCCCGGCCTTCCCGGGCTCGCGTCGGGCGGGCCGATGGTGCTGTCTCCGGGGCCGTCCCGGTTGCGCCATGACAACCCGGGGCCCCCGAGCTCTTCGTACTTCGGCCGCTGCGTCTTCACGCTGTCGGCGCCGGTGATGCCGACGACGTAGACCGGCCGGCACTCGACGTTGAGCCGGCCCGCGTCGAGGCCGTTGGCTGCGAGGAAGACCCGGACCTCCGGGTCACCCGCGCCGCGCGCGCTGAGGGTGCCGAGGATAGCGCCCGTGGTGGTCTTGGAGCTCCGGTTGCCGCCCAGGATGATCACCTCGACGGCCCCGCTGGCGAGGATGTCCCGCACCGCCGCCCACTGCGAAGTCCGGGCCTCCACCACCCCGCAGGACGGGCACCGCCAGCGGTCGCCCTCGGGCACCATCGTCACGCCCCGACACTCCACGCCGTCGACGGGGGACGGGCGGTAGGCCCCCGGCTTGCTCCTGTCGTCGCAGGTCAGGCACTCCGGGCGCCAGAGCCGGACCGCGGCCAGCGGGTACCGCCGCGGGTCGCCGAGCATCGCGTGCACAGCCGCGCACAGGTCGGCGTCGGCCCGGGTCACGCCCTCGGGGATGGGGGCGCGCCCGAGCACGATGTCGACGGCCTCGGGGAGCGTCAGAGGCATGCGGTGAGCGTCACCTGGACCTGCTCGGGCCCGTCCTGCACGTCGGCCGTCAGCGACCGGCAGAGCCGGTCATCAAGGATGCAGCCCGCTGCCGTGAGCGCGTCGAGGTGGAGCTTCACCACGTTGTCGAGGTCCGGCTTCACGAGCCGGGCCCCGGGGCGCCAGACGGTCACCCACAGGCGGAACTCGTCGGCGCAGGCCACCGGGGCAAGCTCACGCTCCTGCACCCACGCGGCCTCAGCCCGGAGGCGCCCCCACTCCGACGACAGCCCGGACCCCGCAGCCCGGCCGCGCATGACGCGGGCCCGGCCCTGTCCGACCGCGGGCCCGGGCAGCCCGATGGTGACAGCCGTCCCCGGCGCCATCGGCGGATACCCGCCCAGCCTCAGCGCCTCCTTCCGGGCGTCGATGTCCTCCCGGATGACCTCCGACATCGACCGCCAGACCGTCGGCGGCTTGACCCCCTCCTCCCGGGCGAGGGCCTGCACCCGAGCCGACAGGTCCCGGGGCCGGGTGCACTCGGCGATGGCCCAGCGGGCCAGCTCGCGGCGGGCGGGCGTCACATGCCCTCCGGCAGCCCGGCCAGCCGCTTCAGGTGCTCCACCTCGCGGCGGAGCGACTGCACCTCGGTCTCGGCCCGCCCCAGCGCCGCGGCCAGCACCCGGGCCTGCGCGGCCTCCGGGGCCAGCCGGTCGATCTCGCCCCGCAGGTAGGCGACCCGGCCGGCCTCCCCGGCTGCGTCGATCGACATGGACGTGACGCGCCGGTCCAGCGCCGCGACCCGCGGGGCAGCCTCGCGCTGGCCGGCGTGCCACCCGTCGGCGTAGCCGTCGGCGTAGGCCGCGCGCACCGTCTGAACCATCGCCCGGCCCGCCTGCTCGGCGATGGCCTCCAGCGTGGCGCTCGGGGGAGCGTTCCAGGGGTGGGCGGTCACTTGGCACGCCCGGCCGCGATCATGGCCTCCAGCTCGCGCACGCGGGCCTCGGCGGCTTCGGCGCGGCGCGCAGTGGCTTCGATGCGGCCCTGCATCTCACCCCATGCGGGCGCGTTGCGCGCCTCATTGCACATCAGCCGCGCGTTCTCACGCAGCACACGGCTGAGGAACAGGTGTGTCTCGGCGGCGTACTGCGCCTCTTCTGGCGTCATCTCGGCTCCAGGGCGGCCGGCATGGGGCCGGCTCGCCCGTACACTGTACGCTATCCGCCCGCGCCCGTCAAGGGGGCCAGGGCCCGAATCGCATCGGCCGGGTCCACGTCCACGCGGACGGGGCCGCCGCCTGCCCCGGTGACCTCGACGGCCTGCGTCTTCGTCCAGCCGTGGCGGCGCTCAAGCTCGAAGGTCACGGCGCGCAGCGCGACCCCGGGGTCCAGCGGGTGGGCCTGCAGCTCGGTCAGCCGGTCGACCAGCTGCTGCTCGCGGTCCGCCTGCGCCCGTTTCACGGCCTCCTGAAACCTCCGGTGTTTCATCATCTTGCCGTTCATCCAGGCGTTCGCCGTCGAAGCACCGATGCCCACCACCTCGCAGGCGGCGTTCAGCGACAACCCCTTGCGGATGCCCTCCGACACGAGCCGGATGTTCGTGGGAGTGCAGAGCGTCGGCCGGCCGCCCTTCTTGGCGGCCTTGCCCTGCGTGAGCTCAGGCACGGGGGCCCTCCCGCTCGATGACCTCGGGCCGCCGGAGCTCCCGCTGAGCCATGACCCGGCAGGCGGCATCCACCCGCTTGGGCGTCTCCCACCCGACGCGCTGAAGCAGCGGCCACGCCTCCCGCCAGACCTCGCGCCACTGCCCGTCCCCGAAGCGGTCCGAGGCGGCCCACCGCTGAACGAGGTGCCCGGCCTCGTACCCGTATCCGACCCGGTGCCGCAGCCCCGTGGCCCGGTCCTCCCAGCGGGCGCGGACCTCGTCGCCGACGACGGCGATGTCCAGGTCTCGGATGGTCTGTTCGGTCATCACCAGTCCTCCCCATCATCCGGGCGGGTGAGGTCCCGCTCCGTCCAGAGTTGCCGCGGCCCGTCGAACAGCGACGGCACCCGCGAGATTGAGCCGCCAGAGCGGTCCTTGAGCACCGACAGGACATCCGGCGCCGGGTCTTCGGGGTTGTCCATCGAGGGCCGCCAGACGCCGACCACGATGTCGGCATCCTGCTCGACGGCCCCGGAGTCCCGCAGG